TGGCCGAAACCGGGATGAAGCAACTGTTCAAGGGACTTCTCCGCGAAATTGTAAACAATCCCAACCAAAACCGCACAATACAGTTACGCGGAAAGTGGGTTGACGTTAATCCGTCTACATTCGATCCAACTATGCGGATAAGCGTCAACCCAACTCTCGGTAAGGGTTCCGACATGACGCGGCTGATGGTGTTGCAGGAGGTTAAGCAGACCCAAACTGCCATCATGACTCAATTTGGTATTGAAAACCCATTGTGTGGCGTTCAGGAATTTCGTAATACCCTCACTGATATTCTCGCTATCGCCAATGTTAAGAACGTCGGCAGATACTATCGCGAAATCGACGAGGCAACGGTACAGCGAATTGCAAGTACCCCGAAAGAACCCGATGCGCCCACACTACTTGCACAGTCTGAGATGGAAAAGAACCGCGTCAAGATGGCGACGGAGATATCGAAGTCTAACTTCGAAGATCGCAAACTTCGTGTCGATGATGATTTCCGCCGTGACGAAATGATCGTAAAGGGCCTGCTCGACGCGGCCAAGATTGAGGCTCAATTCGCCTATGACGTCAACGAGGCTGAGTTTAAGTCGGAGAATACACCAATAAATGAAGGCGCGGGGCCGCCCCCGATACCGGTTCCGCCGGTAGCCGAACAATTAATAGGTGAGGCCAATGACGTCGCCAGCGGATCACAATAAGCCGTTCTCCCCAGCCGCTCAGCGCCTCAGCAATTTCGTAGTGGCTGAGAAAGCGGCTGAGGCTAAGGCGTTACTGAACAATTCTGTGCTAAAAGAGGCGCTGTCTGACATATATTCGGCGGCCACCGGAACGCTGGCAAAGGCGGAGGTAGGTAGCTTGACAGCTACCGGCGCGCATGCTATGGTTAAGGCAGTCATAGAACTCCAAGCAAAATTGGAGGAATACGTGTCTGACGACAAGATGCGTCAGAAGTACAACAAAGGAGATAAGTGATGCCGGGTGATGGGATGGAGAATGCGGCTGCTGCATTCAACGCTGTGATTGGAGCGGACCCCGGAAAAACCGGCAAGGGCAATAACGCTCCTACCGATGTCATGTTCGAGAATACTGGCCAGCTAGAAGTGGACGATGAAAGTCCGGCCAGAGGCGGCGGCGATGACGAACCCGATCCGGAGGAAGCACTCTATGGCAAAAGCGATAAGACCGGTCCAAGGAATCCTAGCGAAAAAGATAAGCCAGGTAGCAGCGGGGACGATGGCGAACAAGATGCTGACGAAGACGGACCCGATGACGGGGATGACGATTCTGGAGAAGCCGAGACCGAGACTGAAGAAGAAGCCGCCTTCTTCGGGCGCAAAGTTGAAGTTACCGTCGATGGCGAACCCGTTGAAGTTTCCGTAAAGGAAGCTCTTGAAGGTTACGTCCGCACCGAGACTTTCCATCGGCGCATGAACCAATTGGACGAGGCGAAAAAAGTAGTTCGCCGCGCTGCTGCCGATGCCGTCCACAACTACGAATACTCCACCAATTTGGCCAAGCAGATGGAAGAGCATCTCAATGCTCTTATTCCTAAGGAGCCCAATTGGGATGAGGAATTCGCCAAGGACCCGGCGAAAGCACGAGACCTTCAGCGCTACTACGAGAAGGCTAACGGATTCCGCCAGCAGATGAAAGAGCGGATGGACGAAGCCAACAAGAAGATGGTCGAGTCTAATTCCAATCAGTTGGCTGCATTCGCTGAGGAGGAAGCCGCAAAGTTTGAGTCTGAGAATCGCCGGAATTGGTCCGACCCTAAGAAAAAGGTCAAGGACTTGTCCTCGATGCGTCGAACTGGCCTTACCGCTGGTTTTACCGAGGAAGAATTGTCACAAGTATATGACAGCCGGATGCTACAGGTTCTCCTGAAGGCAAGTAAATACGACCGCATTATGGCAAGCAAGCCCAAACCGACGGAGAAGGCACAAGCGAAGCCGATAGCACCGGGGGCGGGTTCTGCTCGTCAACGAAAGGAAGGCAATAGTGTATCCACGGCCATGAAGCGCCTTAATCGTACTGGTCGTTTGGATGATGCTGCTGTTGTGTTTGACCAACTGTTGGCAAGAAAATAATGGGCGATTTTGTGCCGTGGCAGAAACGTAGTGCAGAGAACGCTGAGGCGTTTAAGAAAACGCAACGCGAAGCCAGAGCACGACGAGTAGCTGCAGAGCCTGAAAAAATTACTGAAGAACGCAGGCGATCGAGGGAAAAACACAAAGATAAATATCTAGTTTATCTCAAAAAGTGGCAAAAAGAATGGTACGAGGCAAACAAGAAGGAGTTGATGCCTCGTAGAATAGCTAGGGTAAGAGCGCGCGAGAAAGGACTTGATATTCCCATCGCCCGTATGTACTTACCCCAGACAGAAGAATTCTATCGGGAAGCTCGGAGACTCACCGAAGAGACGGGCATCCCACACGTTGTAGACCACTATTGGCCAGTTAATGGTAGAAATAGTTGTGGTCTCCACGTTCCATGGAATCTTCGTGTCATTACCAGCGCTGAAAATAGTGCTAAAAGTGACAAGGAACCCGAGGACACATGGTCTTCGGTAACCATAGAACAGGAGACGTAAAATGCCATCCATTAGTAATGCCTTCTCCACCTACTCGGCGAAAGGAAACCGGGAAGATCTAAGCAACTCGATTTATAATATTGACCCTTTTGATACGCCGATTTTCTCTGGGTCCCGTCGGCGCAACGCCAAGAACCGTACATTCGATTGGCAGACCGAGAATCTACCGGTGGTCGATCCCAATAACGCCCAACTCGAAGGTTTCGACAACGTTCGCGGGGTGTCTACACCGACGGTTCGCCTAACCAACGTTGCCCAAATCTCGAAACGCGATGCCACCGTTACTGGATCGCAGGAAGCTGCTGACGCCGCTGGTAAAGGGTCGGAGCTTGGGCACCAGATGGCGATGGCTTCCAAGGTCCTCAAGTCGGACATGGAAACCATCATGTGCTCCCGTCAGGCACGGGACGACGGTGCCGACACCACCACGGCTCGTAAGACCGAAGCCATCGCCCATTGGATCGGTCGTGCTAAGGACAAGCTCGGCGCGGCTGCCGGTGCTGTTATTGGCGTTACCGCTGGCCTTCCGGTGCTCGCTACTGATGCTTTCGCTGCGGTAGCCGGTGCTTCTCAGGTTGCGTTCACCGAGACTATGGTTGGCGACGCGATGCAGAAGGCGTACACCAACGGTGCTTCCCCGGACACCATGGTTGTTCCCCCGGCCATCAAGCGTACTGTTTCTACCTTCGAAGGCCGCGGAATTTCCCAGGTGCTCGTTGGTAAGACCGAAGTAGTCGCCACGGTGGACATCATCGCTACGGATTTCGGTCGCATCAAGGTGATGCCGTCGCGGTGGATTCCGACGGATATTTCGCTGATCCTCGACTTTGATTTCCTCGCGACTGCGTTCTACCGGAACTTCCGTACCTTCCCCCTCGCCAAGACCGGCGATGCTGACACCCGCATGATTCTGGCGGAGTGGGGCGTTGAGATGCGCAACCCGTTGGCACACATTCTGTTTAACGGCGTTAAGCAGGGTGCTGTTATCACCACGATGGTTACGCAGGCTCAGATCGACGCGGCGACTCAGCCTCCTTCCACTGAGTTGAAGGCCACTAAGTAATCTCCCTAAACTTGCCGCCCCCTCCCCAAGGGGGCGGCCTTTTACGTGGAGGTAAGTATGCCGGGCATATTGCGTCCGAGTTGGTATGCTAATCATAAGGACGACATAGCCGAATATTACAAGGAGTATAGGGATAACATCAAGCAGTATACTATAAATGCCTACGGGGGCAAATGTGTGGAGTGTGGGGAATCGGATTTCATCGTATTGGTGCTGGACCACATAAATGACGATGCTCAGCAAGACAGGTTAGAAAATAACCACAAGGGCGGGTTCAAACTGTATCAATATCTACGTCGTAATGGTTACCCAAAGGGCAGGTATCAAGTCCTTTGTCACAACTGCAACTTCCGTAAAGAATATTGGAGGCGGAAAAATGCCAAGCAAATCAGCGAAGCAAGCAAGAACAATGGCTGCGGCGGCGCACTCCCCGAAATTTGCGAAGAAGGTAGGAATCCCACAGAAGGTGGCTAAGGATTTTAACCAAGCCGACAAGGGCACTGGTAGGATTAAGCCAAAACGTAAGGAATAATACAATGGCTAGACCGCCTGGGATACTAAACATCGGCAGAGTTCTGCACCAAGCGGCCCAACCAAAACCATTTATTAGGGTTATGGGCGATGGTTCTAGTCCTGCCCCAGCGGTCAAGCCCCCGCCTAAAAAGAAAGAGCCTAGTTTTTTAACATACACCCGCCTTGCTCCTTATAGAGTGGGTGGTAGGCCTAAGATTGGTGGGGGTGGAAGCAGTACTTATCCACCTTCTGATTTGATTGCGTGGCCGGATGCCACTAACACGGGCGTCCCCATAGGTACTTCCCTTTCGGTCCAGAGTGGTACTATAACTACTACCGCTAATGGTCAGATAATTGACGCCATTGATCTTACTGGTGACATAGTTGTTGCCCACACCGATGTTACAATCCAACGCTGTAAAATTGTGCATGGTGGAATTTACGGCGTTTTTGTTCAACTCGGAAAAACTGGGTGTACCGTACAAGATTGCACCATATCAGGTGGACAAACCGCCATCCAAGGATTTGGCAACTTTTTACGTAATAATCTTTTTGGTGTTGAGAACGGCATCGTAGTTGCCAATGGCCACGGCACTGTTCTTCGTGATAATTTTGTTCATGATTTGTTCGAAGTTGGTGTGGACCCACATTACGATGGCATCGCCGCACAAGGAGGCTGTAACGATATTTTAATGGAGCACAATACAGTTACAGGTGGTACAGGTGGTGTCGCTGCACAAGGTATTTTTATTACTAGCGAATTCGGCGCAGCAAATAATATTGTGGTCCGTAACAATAAAGTAACCAACGCTACTTATGCTATTATTGCTGGTGGGCCGCTGTTAACTAGTATAGTAATTCAAAACAATATGATGGAAGTTACACTTGGATACTATAATTTTGATACTACGCCGCCAGCCCAACTAACTGTGTCTGGTAATTATTCTACCCGCGGATATTACATAGACGGTGATGTTCCCCCGGTAGTCGGTACAGTAGCGTTTCAGCCAGCACCTAACGCTATCACATCAGCTAGTGATAGTAATAATACCACCGGATTCCGGGTCGCGGCCACTTTAGCCCAACCAATTGCTAATGAATTCCGTATAGTATTGTATTCTGGCACTGTTAATGAAATGGGGCTTGAAGCGGTGGTTTGGGGGAAGCCCAGTACTGGTCAAGTCGCCACTGCTACACTTGCGCCGATATTGTTTGGTAACAGTTCTGCGGTGTTACCAAATGTGGATGAAATGCGGTATGTGATGAGCGATTGGATGTCGAAAGGTGCGTTATCATTCCCAGCCGGTAGTGTTATATTAATTGGGTTTTCTGTGCGTAATCCTGGTGGCACTGGTAATGCTTCAGGGTGCAGTAACGCCACCACTTATTTCGGAAGTGTTGCTGACGTAGCACAAGCAAATCCGGGCTACGCCACAAGCGCTGGTAACTGTTTTGCATTGGCACGGATTGAAACTAGGTAGTATTCTACACTACCTTGACAGGAAACTGGTGGTGTGGTACCATGGAACGCAAAGTTGTATACCGTAACGACGGTACCGTTAAGCGTACAATGGTTTGGGAGGACGATGACCCGTTAACACTCCACGTCCAAACTGAGCAAGATCTAACACAGGCCATCGAAAACAATAAGGTTCTAAGGGAATTGCACCCTAGACGCTCCACCAACAAATTGTTGGCGCGAGGGGTGCCCATCTCCGTCGCCGAAAAGGCAATGCTAGAACAGTGGGATGAGCAAGATTGGGCTCGTTGGTTAGACGACCCAGATAACGCCGCATTCCGCGTTTGGCAAGGCCGAGTAGGCAAATGAGCACATACCTAACCGACAAGTGTAACGAGATAAGACGTTGGTTGGCGCTCGGCGCGGATGTTTATCCGGACGATGTGGTAACCAGTTGGATTCGGATGGCCGAAGAATACTTGTCGGTTGCACTCCGTGTTAAACATATGATACAAATCGATACGTCTAATTTGGCGGTCGATAGGGTTGCGCTGCCGTTGGATTGGCAGGAAATCCGAATGGCGCGAATTTTGCCGGGTGGTGGCGCTTGCCGGTACCAAACTGTTGATGCATTTTACAGCCCCAATTTCCCTGCCGATCCAATTCCACCTTTCAGCAGCCAGCATCGGCGTTACACTATTCTGGGGAATTACTTAATTGTGGGCGATGTGGTTGCCGACGGGTTACAGGTAGAGCTTACGTATTACCAAAGTATTCCCCCGCTTACCGATGATGTAAACAATTGGGCAAACTATTACCACCCAACTGTGTACACGATGAAAATTCTCCACGTCGCTTCGATGTACGCTATAGAAGACCCCCGCAGCGAACTGTGGGATAAGGAAGTAGTGCGATTGGTAAATGGGATGAATGCACAGCACAAGATCGATATGGCGAGTGGTTCTGTGTTGATGCCAGTTAGACGAAAGACGTTTGGATGAGCGCAGGGCGTAAATATGGCCTGTTAGCTTACGGTAAATATACCTACGACTTGTGGCCATCATGGCACCCAATACCCCCGTCTTCCGGTGAGGGCGATGTTTGGGTTCCTGTACCAGATACGTCCCCGGTTCCGCCGCCCCCTGATATTTGGGCGACGGCACCGACTCCGCCACCGTCTGAAATCTGGGGCCCAATTTCTGTGTCCCCTGATGATTGGAGTTCTACGCTAGTTCCACCCCCAACTGAGATTTGGGTTCCCGTAATCAATCCGAAGTATCCGTGATGGCTGATGAACTCACCCCGATACTTAACTTAATCAAGCCAGATGTCGGTGCTTCCGATGACACGTGGGGTGAGAAGCTAAATCATAACTTTGATTTATTAGATACCGCTGTTAGCACTGGCGCAGTCCCATTGCCGTCAGACAGCGATCCATTAGGGGATGGGCCTGTTTCGTCGGGTATCTCTGATTTATATTCGCGCGGTGATCACGTTCACCCCCATGATCCTGCAAAGGCGGATGTAACGGCAGTTCCGTCCCCGGCAACCGATGTTCCATTAATGGACGGGACGGCTGCGATTGGTATCGTTAATAAATACGCACTAGAAGATCATGTTCATCCTTCGGACAGTACCAAAGCTAATGTTACTGCGTTGCCAGTTCCTGCTACTGTTATGCCATTAGTGGAGAGCGGGACAGGCGCAATTGGCACATCAGCCAAATATGCTCGCGAAGATCACGTTCACCCGCTCGGGCCGGGTGGAGGCGGCGGGACTAGTGTAACCATAGCGACGACTGCCCCGGCGACCACGATGGCGGTTGGTAGCTTGTGGTGGGAATCAGATACAGGGGCCTTGTATATACTTTACGATGACGGGGATAGTAAGCAGTGGGTGTCGGTACGGTAGACGCGGGGTTATAATGGTTGCATTTCTTTTCCCAAATTCTCCGGCGGTCAACGACGTGGCCAATGGGTACGTTTGGGACGGAGAGAAGTGGAGTAATCCGGGTAGCGGCGGCGGTGTGATATATATTGCTGATTCACCCCCTTCGCCTGTTCCGGTTGGAAGTTTATGGTGGGAATCGGATACTGGGCTGACTTATCTGCGGTATAACGATGGGGATTCGACACAGTGGGTTTGTATCGCTGATTCTGGCGCGGGAGCCGTCCGCTTCGATTATGCGCAGGCGCTGGCGGGTGCACAGCAAGAACAGGCGCGTACAAACATCGCAGCCGCTCCATTCGATGCGATGGCTTATTCAGGGATGCAAATCAATGGCTCGATGGAGGTCAGTCAGGAGCTAGGGACGGCAGGATCAGGTGTCACTAATGCTACGACACACATTGTCGATGGATGGGCGGTTTCGTCAGTCGGCGGACAAACGTTGTCATGCGTGCAGACTAACGTAACCCCTTCCCCACCGCTTGGTTACGTTAACTTATTACGGGCTTCTGTCCCAACAGCCAACGCTGCCCCAGCCGCTGGGCACTATGCAATTTTCTTGCATCGCATCGAAGGCTACCGCGTGGCCAGGTTGGCGTGGGGCACAGCAAATGCACAACCGATTACGATCGGGTTTTGGGTTCATGCGAGCCGCACGGGTCTGTATTCGGGGTCAGTCGCCAATAACCTTTCCAATCGATCCTATGTTTTTACGTTTACGATAAATGCAGTGAGTGCTTGGGAATTCAAGACAATCACAATTCCCGGCGACACTACAGGGACGTGGGAAAAATACAACATCGTTGGCATGAGGATTAATCTCGCCATGATGGCGGGCAGCACTTTTCGGACAGCAGCGGGTGTTTGGACGTCAGGGAATTTCTTTGGCGCTACGGATATGGTTAATGGCGTTGCAGCAACGTCAGATGTGATGTCCGTCACCGGCCTCGTCGTCCTCCCCGGCGTGGAAGCGCCGCCTGCGGCTCGCGCACCGTTTATCATGCGGCCATACGATCAGGAGTTGATGTTATGCAAGAGATACTACTCCAAGCGGGTTTGCGACATGATGGGCTATTCGTCGACAGGTGGTACGGTTGGAGCATGGTTTTCGTTCCCGGTGCCGATGCGTGTTGCGCCTACTGTGTTAGTGAATGGCGGCTCGGTGGTCAATGTAGGCGCTGCTAGTGTTGATCGCCCCAATATTGATGGATGCAGAGTTTGGTACACGGTCCCCGGAACTGGCTCTTCTTATTATGACCAGTTCAACCTAATCGCTGACGCGAGGTTGTGATGAAGTCCGAATATCAACTCACCGAAAACGACAGCGTGATTCGCACCGAAGACGGTGCTTGCATTCCTGCCGACCCCGCCAACCGCGACTATGGGATATACCAATTATGGTTGAAAGGTGGCGGCGAACCTGATCCTTACGTGCCGCCGGAGCCTACTGGACAACAGCCAAGCCAAGGGCAAGAATTACTATTTAACCATGAAAATCGGATTCGCTACCTTGAGGGTAAGCCGCCGCTAACGTTGGAAGAATTTAGGAAGACGGTGAAGGTGTAGAGCGATGGGGTACAACTTTCCGAACTCGCCAACGGTTGATCAAACATACGGTAACTATGTTTGGGATGGCGAGAAGTGGAAGTTACATTTACCAGTTGGTACGGGGGCATTGACGGAAGCTGAGAAGACGCGGGCGCGTCAGAACATTTACGCCGCGCCATTCGATGCGATGGCCTATAACGGCATGCAGATTAATGGCTCGATGGAGGTTAGCCAAGAGAGAGGCACGGCAGGCATAAGTATCAATAACGAGTATCTATGCGATGGCTGGAAAACAATTAAAAACGGCACGATGGTTTTGACAGGACAAGCCGTCAATGCCCCCGGTTATTTTCAGGGTTTTCAGAACTTATTACATTTGATTACGACGACGGCGCAGCCTGCGTTGGGCGCAGGTGATTATGTTTCTGCTCGTGCGTATATCGAAGGCTATCGGGTAAGCCGCTTGGAGTGGGGATCGGCTGCGGCCAAGCCGCTTACGATTGGTTTTTGGTCGTCACACAACAGAACAGGCATCCACAGCGTAGCGCTGCATAATTCCGGTTTTAACCGCAACTACACGACGACTTACACACAAAACGTTAGTGGGGTACCGCAGTACAACGTCATCACTATTCCCGGCGACACGACCGGGACATGGGATAAAGCAAACGGCCCCGGCTTGGTTATCGAGTTCTCGGCGGCTTGTGGCACAACTTATACCGCACCAACGGCAAATACGTGGAGTACCACCACTTATCTTGCTGCCCCCGGTCAGGTAAACGGCGTCGCCGCAACCTCTGATGTTTTCCGCATCACCGGCGTCGTCGTGCTCCCCGGAATTGAAGCGCCGTCCGCTGAACGCTCGCCGCTGATTATGCGGCCTTACGATCAGGAGTTGATAACGTGTCAGCGGTATTATGAAAGGCGAGATGGGGGCGGCTATTTTTTCGCGATAAATAACGCCGTTTTCCGTATAATAGACCAGAATTTTAAGGTCATAAAACGCGCAGTACCGACGATAACACTCGTTGGCGCGTCGACCAACGGCACTTGGGCTGGCGGC